TCCGACCTTCCAATTTGTTCCGTCAGAATATATAGGTACAGCCACTGCCCCGCCACCCACCACTGTTGCCCCAAATGTTGGAGCTAGTGCATCTGTTACAAAAGATCTTGCACCTAAACCAGAAGTAACTGCGCTAGGCAGTGTAGACACCGTGTAGTTAGTCAATGCAGGGATAATCTCGTCTGTTTTTAGTTGGTCAAGAATTGCATCGACCCTGTTAAAGTACAGACGCAAAACGTTGTTAAGTTGGTCAGCATATTGCCGCTCATACTCTATTGGAGCCAGTGGTAAGTTAGGCGAAGCAACTTGGTTGATTTCAAAATCAGAGATAACAATCATGAGTTACCCCTTCTGCCGTCTTGTTTGATGTCAATACGAGGACTGCCTAACTGCCAAGCACACCCAAGCTGGTTAGACTCAACCTGCAAGATCATCTGACGGCCACGCACCCTGACGTACACCTGACCCGTAAACTCTTCAATAACAGCAGTAGCCGTGCGTGTAATCGTAGCGCTTGAATTGCCACCCAAAGAGATGGGATCGTTATACCCAGAGCCAGAGTTCTGCATGGGGATTAAGGTCATAGTCACATTAGGTGACGCATTGTCTGATCCTCGGAATGTAATGTCGGGCAGCATCCTCCAGACAAAGCCAAAATGGTCGCCGTCATCAATGTCAAACTCGGCAGAGCCAATAATTGCGTTAATAGCTACAGGTGTTCCGCTTACGTTGTCATCATTGCCGCTCTCATGCTCAACGATGTTATAGCTATATGTGGCCGCTATTGGGTGGGCGCGAAGACCAGAATCAAGCCAAGCTGTACGGCCCATAGTCCCATAGGCCCATACGTCTTCTAAGTAGTTGTAAGTAACGTACAAGTCAATTACATTGCTTCCGGCAGAGCAATAGAACCACCAAACTTCGTTATAGCCTTCGTTAGTTCCAGAACAAATCTGCTCGGCTTGCAATAAATTAATGTCTTGGAAAATGTACTGCTTAAGATCACAACGCAAAGTCTGGACACGACCATCGTATTTATAAAACTTTTCTACGCCCATCCAGTACACAACACCAGATGCCGCAACAGCCGCATTGGGGCCAATAATAGAAATGTTATCGCCTAATAATTGGGTGCTCCAAACGACTGGTGGCCCTTGATATTGCAAAGAATAAAGTGCCGAGTCAGTAAATACTATGATCTCTTGGCGGGTCTGGACAGCTGTAATAATTTCAGAACCGTGCGACAGTTGGGTACTACCTGCTTGGTTAGTTGCTGCTACTGCCCAATCTACTACAGACTCTTGATCTGACCAGCGGATTAACATTGGGTTCTTTGTTGAACTGCCGTAGTCGTTAGTTCCAAACGCAAATACAAACCGACTAGCATCGGAGATAATCAAGAAGTCTTGCATCAATGGAACATCACTGGCCCCCACCAAGCTAGAAACTAAAACGCCGCGAGTAGTTACGCCGTTTGTTGCATCCCAGTAATACAGCGCCCCACCGCGAGGGCCAAAGATTAAATCTTCGCCAAAGTTTTGCTGGTTCCAAATACGCATAGAGAAAGTTGATGTACTACCAACACCCCAAGTACCAGACCCCCAAGAGCCAGCACCCCATCCAACCAAAGGAATAGCATATTCTGGGCCTACATTGACTTGATACGCCGCTACAACAGAAGCCCCACCACCAGGAGAACCAGAAACATCTGTGGCATTTGCCGTAGCTGACGCTGTAAATGTATAACTATTAGCGTTTATTACTGAGATTTGATACTCGGCATTCAAGACCGTTGCCGTGATGTTTCCACCAAGACCTACAGCCCCACTAAACGTTACAAAGTCGCCCGTTACGCCACCGTGCGCTGTGTCTGTAACAGTGATAATGGCCGAGCCATTTGTAGCTACAAACGGATTATTGTTAATTGTGCTGCTGGCCCGGATAGGCGTGATGTCGTAATAAGCACCGCCTCGTTCAATGTAGAACTTTAAGTTAGTGCCTACACCAACAAGGTTTAAACCACCTAAAGTAATCCAATTCCACAAAGAACGGCAAACACCCAGAAACGTGTACGCAGAAATACGTACCCAGCCGCCAATTTTTTCGGGCGTACCCTGACGGAACCGCATCTTGTCGGAAACGTACCAACCGTTCTCGTTGGTATAGCGGGTGTTTTCTTTGTTTACACCCGGCTTCAGGGTTAGTTTTTTAAGCGGCATGGGCTACCTTTATTTACTGGCAACGCCTTTGGTCTTCTCAAAAGAACGCATACCGGCAATGCCCAAGATGCCTGATAATATCACCCATAGCTGGTCTGCGTCTAGTACCGGAGGAGGATCCATGCCCACTGGAACCCAGCCCATAGCCTGCAAGTACTTCCAGCACCACTGAAAAAGCGGATACAGAAGAAACTGATACCCCATAGCCGCCACGCCAATCCAACCGATGGCAGGACGCCAGCCGCTGACAAACACGCTACTGGACGCCGCTTCGATCTTGTTGACCTCAATCTGGGCTAGGTCTGTAGCCTGATTGATGCGTTTCTCTTCAAGATCAAGCTTTCGTTGCTCAATCTCCATTTCCATCTTTTCTTTGTCAGTGGTAATTAGGTCGCCAGCAACCTTACCCACGGCTTCAATGATTGATCCAACGGCAAGCAAGCTCATGCTAGACCTTTCAACGTACGGTTAATCCAACCTTTGAGGAACTTAACCTGCGCAGGATTTTTGTTGCATATCTCAACGTAACGGGCAATCTTGGCCAAGGCGTAGGATTCTTTAAACCGTTGGCCGTCCGTGATTTGGTTGAGTTTCTCTACAGTTTTAGCACCGATACCGCCGTCAGGAGTAGCGCCCACCACAAGCTGCGCCAGCTTTACAGCCATGCCCATGCCTGCGTTTACACCAAAGTTAAAGATGGTATTGGCCACCTCTTGGTTACTAATCTCGTTACCCCGCATCTTGTCCCAGAACTCAACACGGTAGAACTCACGCACCATAGGTGTTAAGGAACCGCCCATTTCTTTCTTGTCTACCAGCGCCCAGCCGGGCCACTGCGGATTCTTGTTTCTAGCAATGCCCGCATAGGTCATACCACCCGTGTCGCCGGGTACTTCGTGTAGGACGTAGCCGCCCTCGTCTCTAATCATTTGCTCAAAGGCTGGTTCAAACTGTGCCATCATTTTTCCTTGCAGGGTGCTTCTGACTTTTTAGAATCGTCATTTTGCATGAGTTTGATACCAGACAGGAACCCAATCATGCCGCCTATAAGAGTAGAAAAAGCGGGTGAAATCATCTTGAAAATTTCTGCGTTGTCCACTTCCTTGGCCCACAGACCCAACATAAAGCTGATTACCATTGCCAATACGGAGATACACAGGGTTGTGCTTACCATGAGCGTGACGTACAGCGTCAGCTTGTCCCTCGTGTCCGGAACAGGTTTCTTGACCGGTCTGGGTATCGGTTTTCTGGTCATACAAGTTTGTCAATCTCGCGTTTAAGGTTGGTGATGTCAATGTTTATTGTGATCTGCCGCATCCTGTATTCATAAATCTCGTACTCGTACTGATGGAACTTCTTTACCTGTTGCGCTATTTGTGTGTTTAAAGCACGTTCAGCGTCAAGCCTTTCCACCCGTTTTGCAAACGCTTCTGTCTGCACACTGGTTTGAGGCTGGACAATCGGATACCACTTGTCGTAGCTGATCTTCATTTCTTTTCACGTTTAAGCGCCTCTTCATATCCACGCAAAATTAACGTTCTTGCTTCTGCCGAATCTGCTGTACCCGCCCACATAGGCAGGTTGTTCCAAATTACTACATAATCTTCTGACTTGCAATACTGTGCATTGTTCTTTAGCCACGCAATCATTTGTTGATGGCGCTCGGATGGGTTGTGGATTGTGTAACCAATTCCATAGAACTCGCGCACATAACAACCATTCTTGGCTACGGCTCCAACTAGCCCCAACAGCAGTAACAGAATGAGCCAACGCATTCATCACACCAAAGTCCATGCAATTATGTACGTGCCATAGATGACGAAGGCCACTATACAGGCTGCGGCAATGAATGCTTCAGCCCAGTCCCACATCATGCAGGCTCTAGTTCCTTGACCGTGGCTGTTATGACTGCGGTGGATGTGTCTCGATCCATTGTCAAATAGCCTTGGCAAGTGATGTTGTAGTCTACCCCGTTAGCATCTTTTTCGCTTTTGACGGGGACGGTGATGTCAAGGTTCTTGAACAGAAGCTCTTTGTCGTTTTCAAAGACGCGCCAGACGTGATCCATAGAACCACGACCTTCCATGCCTCTGCTTTTGTTAAACCTGATCTTGTACGTGTTCATATCACCTCGGCAGGGGGCGGGGGCGGCAAAGCCTTCTCAACGCCAATCGTAAAGTGAATGAACGTAAACGGCTTGTCAGATCTGTTGCGGGTGAACAGATGCGGAACCCAAGCGTTGGTCATAATTAAAAGACCCGGCTTTGGCTGAAAGTTTACCATCGTGGTTCCAAGCGTTACCTGACTAATGTCTTTCTGTGGCAGGTTAATCTGCTTCTTGGCTTGGTTTGGGTCTGAGAAAACAATCCTCGCCTCTTCGTCAGGACAATCAAGGAAGTAAAACCCAACCAACTGAGCGCCTGCACCGTGAATGTGCTCATCCATACCTGAATGCTTTTGATGCTCTTGCGCCCAAAACTCCATGAG